TCTTAAAAGCTTGCGCCGAACTGGCTGGAGAAAATGCAATATGTGTTACGGGTGAGGTTTCGCATGAGGATAGAGAAACGTATCTGGAAGAGATAAGGCAGGGGCGAAAGAGTATACTTTTTGGCACTCAGGCTATCTTCTCCGAAGGTATCTCTGTCAATAATCTAAGCTGTCTCATTCTAGGAACACCAGTAAATAATGAGCCTTTACTTACACAGCTAATAGGTCGTGTTATACGAAAAGAAAAAGGCAAGAGAGACCCAGTAATTATAGATATTCACCTCAAGGGAAATACTGCCAAAAAGCAAGCTTCCAATAGGATAGGTTATTACATGAAACAGGGTTATCAAATTAAGCAATTATGAGACGAATATGGACGCTTACGAAAAAATAGAAGAGATTATAGCAAAAAAGTACGGGTCATCTACAACAAGTAGAAAAAATATAGGGGATTTTATGTTGTCCTCCGAAGAGGCTGTGAATGTTAAATCAAATAACATACATAAAAATAATTTTTCTCCTAATATGGTTGCTGCAAAGAAAGTTTACGACTATCTAATGTCAGGAAGTTTACTTTATTTTGTGTTTGTAGATTATGAATTACTGGGCAAAAAAATTAATATTCTAGAAGAATCTGATTTAATCCCTATTAACTATATAGACTGGAGTTGCCTTAGTATACAGTGTCAGGGGAATGGAGTAATACAAAAATCAGGGCCCTTAACCGTAGTTAATCAA